ACGAGGGCCGCATCAAGCGGAAGCACATCAAGGACGTGCTGAAGGACGAGTGCGGCGTGGTGTTTGGAGATTAGGAGGTGACGCGCCATAAAGCATTTGGGAGATATAACAAAAATCAACGGTGCGGAGATCGAGCCGGTATGTGTGGTGACGGGCGGCAGTCCCTGCCAGGATTTATCCATCGCCGGGAAACGCGCCGGACTGGCAGGAGCGCGAAGCGGTCTGTTTATGGAGCAGGTGCGGATCGTGAAAGAACTGAGAGCGGAGGACAAGCGGAATGGACGGACAGGTAACATGGTCAGACCTCGGTATCTTGTGTGGGAAAACGTTGTCGGGGCCTTCAGCAGCAACAGAGGACGGGACTTCCACGCCGTGTTGGAAGAAATTGCGCGTATCGCAGAACCAGGATTTTCTCTATCTGGACTGCCGGAAAAGTGGAAATGGACAAAAGCAGGAGCCATTGACGGTGATGGGTGGACTATCGCTTGGCGAACTCACGACGCTAAAGACTGGGGAAAAACCATCCGAGACAGCCGTACAGGAAATGTTATCCGTCTGGGGACCCCACAGCGTCGCCGAAGAATCTCGGTTGTCGCAGATTTTGGAGGTGAATCCGCTGCCCAAATACAATTTGACCGCGAAAGCGTGTCTGGGCATCCTGCGGAGAGCGGAGCGGCGGGGGAAAGACCTGCCGAGGCGGCTGAAAGCGGTACTTCTTATGCAGTCCGCATCAGGGGGGGCTGTGACGGAGGAGGAAAAGGCGCGTTAGTGCAGACGGAGAAAAGCGGCACGCTGGGTACGGGCAACGACCAGACGATATTTGCGGCTATCCCCATCAACGACAAGGCTACGCGGTGGCAGGGCGGCGGAGAAAGCCGCAACCACGACGGCAGCGGCAACGGTCTTGGCATCGGGAAAGAGGGCGACCCATCCCCCACGCTGACCGCCGGAGACCGCCACGGGGTAATGTGCGGAAATCAAGTGCCGCTGACATACGGAATAGGCAACGGGCAATCACACGAAGCCGGCATCTGGACGACGGATGGACGCTGGAGGTCAACCGGCTATGCACAGACGGCACTCACAACGCCTGCTCTATGCTATACGCCGCTGCTTGGCGGGCGGCACGGGCGATGGGCTACAAACGACTTGTGACCTACATACTGGACAGCGAAAGTGGCACAAGCCTGAAAGCCAGCGGGTGGAAATGCGTGGGACAGGCTGGCGGCTTGCGTTGGACGGGTAAGCGCAGACCGGAGGTTGACCTATACCCGGCACAAATGAAAATCCGGTGGGAGAAGGAGACGAGCTGATGGAACGACTGACAGAGCGACTTAGAACTGGTGAGGTTCTTATGGCGTCAGATTACGAGGAGAAATACACGGAACAAGAGTGGATCAGTGTGCTGCAAGACCGCCTCGCCGCCTACGAGGATACGGGGCTGACGCCGGGAGACATCAAGGAATTGCTTGACATGGCTGTGTCGAAAACAGACAAGGTTTTGCGGCTTAAAGAAGAATTGCACACCATGAAAAACGAGCTATGCCAATACTGCGGGAAGTACAAAAAAGCACACGAGGGTGCCTGTGACGGGTGCAGATGGAGGGAAATGTGATGGATGCATTAGAATTTTTAAGAGAACACAAAAGAATGTGCAACTGCTACGAGGGTTGCTGTGACTGCCCGCTTGAAGTGTCTATTTGTCCTGGCAGCAGCACCATGCCTGATGAAGATTACAAGAAACTCATAACCGTCGTCGAGCATTGGTCGAAAGAGTACCCGCGCAAGGCCATGAAGTTTAGGGGGTTAAATTGAAATGGATGCTGTGAAGTTTGTAAAGGAATATCTGCGTATGTGCACAAAGGTTGATGAGTGCGAGGATTGCCCTGTATACAAGACTGACTTTTGTACTGTACCTGCTAAGGAGCGTTCACAGGAGAGCGCGGAGGAGATTGTCGAGCTGGTTGAGAAATGGTCTGCCGCACACTCGCGCAAGACGCGGCAGAGCGTGTTTTTGGAGCAGTACCCGGAGGCAAAGATTGACAAAAACGGCTGTTTGTGGGTGTGCCCGGTTGGTGTTTCCGCCGCTTACAGGGATGCGAACGGAGGGTGTGCGATAACTAATCGCTTCTGCCCCGACTGCCGCCGCGAGTTTTGGTCGCAGGAGGTGGAGTGATGGAACGACTGACATTTGACGGGATATTCTGTGACATTGCACAGTGTACAGAGACACCAGGCGGCAGCTTCTGCGAGGATGGGTATTGCTCCCAGCGGAAGGTATGGGAGCGGCTGAAACAGTACGAGGACACCGGTCTGATGCCGGGAGACGTCAAGGAGCTGCTTGACATGGCTGTGTCGAAAACAGACAAGGTTTTGCGGCTTAAAGAAGAATTGCACACCATAAAGAACGAGCTATGCCGATACTGCGGGAAGTACAAACAGGCGCACGAGGGCACCTGTGACTGGTGCAAATGGATGGATATGTGATGGATGCTGTGAAGTATTTGGAGACGCGAAAGCGTATGTCCTTAAGCGGCGACTTGTCCCTTGTCCATCTGATGGAAGACGCCGTAGACCCGGAAGTGCTTGTCAGGGATGTCGAGAGATGGTCTGCGTCGCATCCTCTCGAAACACGGCAGAGCGTGTTCTTGAAGCAGTGGCCGAATGCGGTGATTAGAGACGATGGCGTGCTTGATATAACGCCTTGCGCCGTAGAAAGATCTATGGTTTGCAGTGGCAGGGATTGCACCGAATGTTGTCGCGAGTTCTGGATGCAGGAGGTGGAGTGATGAACAGCAAGCAAACCGTCATGCAGTTAGCCAATGAAGTTATCAGGTACTTAAACGCCTGTGCCGATGAGGACTTTGTGGAAGGCGTTTTGGATCGCATCAATGACGGCGTGGAGTTTGGCGAGGACGAGATCGGGGAGGTAAAGTGATGGAAAACCTGTTGCAAAACATCGCCAGTGGGCTGTGGATCGTGTTGGGCGTGTACTGTTTCTTCGGACTGAGGAAGTGGAACAAGCGGTTCAGTGAGCTGTATGACGAACTGAAAGGGGAGATGAAGTGATGGCGGTAAAGAGAGTTTGTGACCGCTGCGGTAGAGAAATCAATCGGATCAATGACACAATCTATGCAGGTATGCATAGTGTTAAGACCGCAAGAAATGACAGAGAATATGAGCTGTGCGCTGCGTGTGCGTGTGAGCTGCGGAGGTGGTTTGACGGAGAGAAAGCTCACGGTGCGGAATGAAGATATACAAAAATCCGTGGGTGAGTCGAGAAAGCTATTTCGTCAAAACCGGCGCGGCGAAATCGGCAAAAATGGAAGCGGCGAAAAGCACTGGCTATTCCGTTGACTTCTGGGATGGCAAATGGAAGGTACACAAAGCAACGTACTATAACAAATCTTTGGCTGAGATGCCTGTGGTGTGCGAGAACAAAGTGAGCATACAGGCGGTCATCGGAAAGGCTGTATTGGACGCGGTGCATGGATTTGCCGGGGGCGGAAAGTCGGATGGAGAGGAAACGCCGCAGGCTGGGTGGCTTCCGGTATACGAGAGCGAGATAACCGGGTGGGACCCCGCGCTTGCAGGGCGTGACCCGATCGGCGGCTACGTTTGCTCGAAGTGTGGTTATGAGGCGGTGTATGACTGCAACGACGAATACGTTTTGTCGAATTATTGCCCCGGATGTGGGGCACGAATGGCCGGAGGGACGGAGTGATGGGAGAGCACAAGCACAACCCCACTGCCGTCGCCGCGAAGAACGGCGAACTGCCGCCGAAGAAGAAGCCGATGGGCACGGCGGAAAGTCGAGCGTGGGTGTACGCATGGATGCGGGAGCACACGCCGCTGGGCATTATGGAACGAGAGATAAGGAGGAACTGTGATGGCAACGTATATTGACCGGGAGGCGGTGCTAAGAGCCGTGCAGGGACAACGTGGCCCATGCAGGAGCCCCGCGCAAAATCGTATGCTTGACTATTTGAAAGCGGCTATTGCTCGCATTCCATCCGACGATGTGGAGCAGGTGATACGCTGCAAAGACTGCTACCAGTCGGTGGTGATCGGGGAGGTTCTGCACTGCACTTATTGGAACAAGGACACGGGCGAAAACGGATATTGCCATGAGGGAGGATAAGATGGCGATTGAGTATATTGACCGAGAAAAGGCGAAGCGGCTGTTGCATATCGAATACGCCTACGCCGCAGAACAACTTTTGGACGAAATCCCCACCGCTGACGTGGCCCCGATGGTGCATGGCAAGTGGATAGTCCGATTTGACGGCCCGTATAAGCGTCGTAGATGCTATTGTTCGCATTGCGGCAAACATAACGGGGTAGGTGGCATAGCTCAAAACCAAGAGAAGCCGTACTGCCCCAATTGTGGAGCGAAGATGGACGGAGGTGACAACGATGAAACTAACGGAAATGTTTAACATTTGCGAAACCTGCGTGTATGCTCCTTGCTTTTGCGGTAACGAGCCGGAAAACTGTGTCGCGTATGTGCAGAAAAATGGAGGTGTTACTGATGACGCTCAGAGAAAAACTGATGCACTACACGCATGATCTCGACTGTGGTGCCGACCTAAAGCAAGAAGCCATTGCAGCAATCGAAAGTATCGCACAATACATGGACGAAGATGAACTATTGCATCATAGTCGGCCCCTTGCTCTTGCCTATCTTGCCCTAACGGAAGATGCTTCTGTGCCGGTGGTGAGATGCAAGGACTGCAAGCACTTGTTTGGAACGCTCTGCACGGTCTGCGGCTTATTGTCACGCAAACCGAAGGACTTCTGCTCCTACGGCGAACGAAAGGACGGGGCGGATGCAAAGAGGTGACACGATCAGGGCGCGGTTTATGACGCTGCCGGACTTATTCCCCGGCAAGGGATGCGAGGAAAAGAAATTCCCCATACGTAGGGGCACGGTGGTGTATGTACATCCGAAGGGGAGGTACATCGTGGCGGAGTGCGACGGGGTGAGGGAGACGTTTTTCCCGGAGGAGGTGGTAGGGTGAAAGAGCAGACGGTTGAATACTTGAGGCTATACTTTGAGTGCGGCTGGCGCATGAGTACGATTGCGCGGCATTTTGGCGTAAGCACATCCACTGTATCTCGCTGTATATCCAGAGCAGAACGGCGCGAGTGCCCCTTTGCTAAAAACTGCCGGTACTGCCCGCTGAAAGAATGTGCGATAAAAGAAGAGTATGCGCCGTATGTAAACGCAGAAGTTAGGTGATGTTGCACAACGAAATGCAACAACAAAAAAAGATGTGATAACGTGGGGGTGCAGGGGCAAACTCTGCATCTCCATTCTTTTTCTTTTCCCCCTTCTTTTCCTGATGGGCGGGGCTTCGGCTCCGCCCTGAAGGAACAATATTCCGCACGCACGAAGCATCCCATGATCCGGGCCGGGAGGTCGCACCTTCCATGCGGCACTAATCACGGTGGGAGAATATTCAGGTGAGGCGAAAGCCGGGTACAGACGTGCCAATGACAAAGGCCAGTGGTGGGAGGCCGGTGCGTCAGACAAAGGAGGCCACATGGAAGTAAAAAACAAGCGGCTGGCGGATATTATGCCGTATGCTGCAAATGCCAAGAAGCACGACAGACGGCAAATCAACAATGTGGCCGAAAGCATTAAACAGTACGGGTTCGTGCAGCCGATTGTGATTGACCGAGAGGGTGTTATTGTTATCGGCCACTGCCGCGCTATGGCGGCAAAGAAGCTGGGCATGGAAGAAGTGCCGTGCGTCTGTGTGGATGATCTGACACCGGAGCAAGTGAACGCCCTGCGGCTGGTGGATAACAAGAGCAACGAGAGCGACTGGGACTTTGACCTGCTGGCTGATGAGCTGCCGGGGCTTGACTTGTCGGCGTTTGACTTTGAATGGGGATTGCCAGAAACCACAGAAGAAGTTATTGAGGACGAAGCACCCAAAGTTGACGAAGATGCAGAGCCGATTGCAAAGCTTGGCGATATTTGGCAGTTGGGCAGACATAGGCTGATGTGTGGAAGTTCTACCGATAAGAACTCCATTCTCAAGCTGACCGAAAACAACCCTATTTACTTAATTTATACAGACCCTCCCTACGGGATGAACGCAGTAAGTAAAAGCGGTGTTTTGTCCAAGAATTACAAAACAGACATTATAGGTGACGATGATAACAGCGTTGCTATTTCCGCTTTTAAGCTTGCAAGCGAAATGTACAGAAATACCAATCAGATTTGGTGGGGGGCAAACTATTACACCGAATGTCTGCCTTCTTCCGAGTGCTGGATTGTTTGGGATAAGAACAATGGAGCAAGCGACCAGACGGATTGTGAATTGGCTTGGGCGAACTTCCGAAGCGTTGTCCGTCAGTTTACGATGGCAAGCGAAAAGAAGAAGCGAGTGCATCCCACGCAGAAGCCTGTCAAACTGTTTGCGGAAATCGTGAAGAAGTTTGATAAGAATAACACCTTCAAGACTGTTTTGGATTTGTTTGGTGGGTCTGGTTCTACATTGATTGCGTGTGAGCAGATGAACAGAGCTTGTTTTACGATGGAACTTGACCCTCGGTTTTGTGATGTCATCATCAAACGATGGGAAAACCTGACAGGGGAAAAGGCGGTGCTTCTGAATGACGCTTGAAGAAGCGCGGGCAATCATCGAAAAAACAAGCAGCCCGCACTTAAGGCGGGACATGGAGAAGTTTATTAAACGCCGGCAGAGAAAGGAGGGTGCGTATGGCAAGGCCAAGAAAGGAAATAGATCAAAAGCAGTTCGAGAATCTCTGCGGCCTGCAATGCACGCTTGAGGAAATCTGCGGCTGGTTTGACGTGACCGATAAAACACTGGATAGTTGGTGTAAACGCACCTATCATGCCAGTTTTTCCGAGGTATTTAAACAAAAGCGAGGAGCGGGGAAAATTTCGCTGCGGAGAAGTCAGTGGCGATTGGCTGAAAAGAACGCGAATATGGCTATTTGGCTTGGCAAGCAGTACCTCGACCAAAAGGATATTGTGGAGCAGAACATCAACACAGAGGGTGTCAAGGTGATAATTGATGTCTGACATCTGCCTGTCTGAAAAAATCGGCTCTGCGTTCTACGACGTGGCGCATGACGTGTTCCACCACGGCCACACGCACTACGATTTCAGCGGTGGGCGCGGCTCACTGAAATCCTCCACGGTGTCTGTACTCGTCCCCCTGCTGCTGATAAACAACCCGGGTACACACGCGCTGGTGCTGCGTAAGGTGGCAAATACCATCCGGGACAGCGTGTACGCACAGTATGTTTGGGCAATCGGTGAACTGGGCATGGCGGCGTATTGGGAAGCAAAGGTTTCCCCGATGGAGCTGATCTACAAGCCTACCGGGCAGAAGATTATGTTCCGGGGCGCTGACGATCCCATGAAAATCAAGTCTATCAAGGTGCCGTTTGGCTATATTGCCGTGACGCACTTTGAAGAAAAAGACCAGTTTGCCGGGCGTGCCGAGATACGAACGATTTTGCAGTCCACAATGCGCGGCGGTTCGAAGTATTGGAACTTTGAAAGCTACAACCCGCCGATAAGCCGCGATAACTGGGCGAACAAGGACAGCCTGGAAGAACGCACAGACAGGCTGTGCCACAAGTCAACGTACTTGCAAGCACCGGCAGAGTGGCTTGGTGAGCAGTTTTTAGCGGAGGCGGAACATCTCAAGGCCACAGACGAGAGAGCGTACCAGCATGAGTATTTGGGCATTCCTGTTGGTACGGGCGGCAACGTGTTTGACAACCTGGAGCTGCGGGAGATCACCGACGAGGAGATTGCGCAATTTGATAGGATTTACCAGGGCGTGGACTGGGGTTGGTTCCCGGATCCGTTTGCTTTTATCCGTTTGCACTACGACCGTGCGCGGGAGACTATCTACCTGATGGACGAGATATACCAAAACAAGCTCACGAACGAGGCAAGCGGCAACATCATCATTCAGCGTGGATATAAAGACGCATATATCACCTGCGACAGCGCAGAGCCTAAAAGCGTAGCAGACTACCGCGCTATGGGCCTTCAGGCAAAAGCAGCGGTCAAAGGCCCAGGCTCTGTTGACTACGGTATGAAGTGGTTGCAGCGGCGCAAGATCGTCATTGACCGGAAACGCACACCAAACGCATACAACGAGTTCGTAAATTACGAATACGACCGAAACAAAGACGGAGATATTATCAGCGGCTACCCGGATGAGAATAACCACTTGATAGATGCCACCCGGTACGCCGTTGAGCGCATTTCCCGTCGGATGGGAGTTATTGCATGAGTAACGCGGTTATCATCAAACTGAATGAACTGGGCTATACCACCATCCCTGACAGCTTCTACAGCAAAGTGTACGAGTGGAAAAGCTGGTATCAGGGCAACGTTAAAGGCTTCCACAACTACACTGTGCAGAATGGTGAGCGACAGGTGAAGTGTAGGCGCTATTCTCTTGGAATGGGGAAGAAGCTGTGCGAGGACTGGGCGAACCTCCTGATGAACGAAAAGGTCAAAATCACACTTGAGGGGCAGAAAGAGCAGGACTTTATTGACCTGGTGCTGACGGAAAACAACTTCACCGTAAAGGCGAACGAGATGCAAGAGTTGAAGTCCGCGATGGGCACTGTGGCCTATGTTCCCCGCGTCATTGGGCAGGAGATCAGCGAAAGCGGGGATATTGTACCAGGCAATGCATCAGGTATCGTGCTGGACTATGTGACCATTGAGAACATATACCCGCTGTCCTGGCAGAATGGATATATCAGCGAGTGCGCGTTTTCTTCCGAAGTCACGCGGGGAGGAAAAGATTATCTGTACTTGCAGATACACCGGCGTGAGAACAACGGCAACTATGTCATTGAGAACCGCATCTATCGGTATGACAATGAGCAGCTGGCGGACGAACAGCTTGTTAATGTCAAGGGATTTGAAAATATCCCGCCTGTGGTGCACACAGGTAGCGACAAGCGGCAGTTTGTCATTGACCGGCCCAACATCGCAAACAACGTCAACTATCTGCTTCCGACCGGTATCGCAATCTACGCCAATGCTATTGACGTATTGCAGGGCGTGGATATTGCCTACGACAGCTACGTCAACGAGTTCAAACTGGGCAAGAAGCGCATCATGGTCAAGCCGTCTGCGGCGCAGTATCTTGACGGCACCCCTGCTTTTGACCCTGACGATGTGGTGTTTTACGTCATGCCGGAGGATACAGAAAACGGCGCAGTTGTAACGCCCATTGACATGACGCTGCGGACGGCGGAGCACAACACCGGCATTCAGGATCAGCTTAATATCCTTTCCAGCAAGTGCGGCTTCGGTGAAACCTATTACCGCTTTGACGGGGGCAGCGTAGCAACTGCCACACAGGTTATCAGTGAAAACTCTACCATGTTCCGCACCATTAAAAAGATGGAGATCGTTCTGGAACAAGCACTGGTGGAGCTGTGCCGAATTCTGCTTCGTCTGGGCAACACGTCCATGAACGCTGGGCTGAATGAGGATGTGGAGATCTCCATTGACTTTGATGACAGCATCATTGAGGACAAGCAAACCGACTTTTCCCGTGATATGCAGCTTCTCAGTGCTGGCATTATGAATGACTGGGAGTTCCGCATGAAGTGGATGAACGAGGACGAGGCGACCGCAAAGGCGGCGCTACCGAAGATGCAGGATATGACCACGGAGCAGCAGAACGAAGTGGAGTGAGGTGACGGGCAGTGTCGAAATACCCATTCTCCCCTTCTGTTTTGGATGCTATGCCGGAAGAGCTGGCGGAGCAGTACCGAGGCCTTGAGGACACCCTGCTGATGGAGATATGTTCCCGGCTGAAGCTGCGGGACGAGCTGAACGAGGTCACGGTCCAGGGCATCAAGGCGCTGCGGTCACATGGCATCGATCTGAAAGAGATTGAGAAAGCCATACGCCAGACTACCGGCATCAGCGAGAAAAAGCTGAACGAGCTGATAGACGATGTGGTGGAGCGCAACCAAAAGTATTACACCGAGGTCATAGACCTTGCCTGTGTAACACAGCCTGACGTGCTGGTGGATGCAACCACCATTGACGCCATCAAACGGCAAACGCGGGACGTATTCCGAAACATCACCGCTTCGATGGGATTTTTGGTAGACGCAGGGCGGACGATGCTGCCCCCCGCAAAGGCGTACCAGTGGGCTTTAGATGCTGCTACGTTGAAAGTAGAAAGCGGGGCTATCTCTTATGGGCAAGCCATCAAAGACGCAGTTAGGCAGCTTGCAAGCGGCGGCCTGCGCGTGATTGACTATGAGAGCGGACACCGTGACCATGTAGACGTAGCTGCACGCCGCGCCGTAATGACTGGTGTATCGCAGTTGTGCAGTAAGTACACGGAGCAAGCGGCGGAATACTTGAAAACGCCGTATTACGAAGTGTCTGCCCACGCCGGGGCGCGTGATGTGCTGGGGCCGTCCCCGTGGTCATCGCACAAGGAATGGCAGGGCAAAGTGTATTCCACCCGCAGCGGCGACATCTACCCGAACATCTACGAGGTTTGCGGCCTGGGTGCTGTGGATGGTCTGGAAGGAGCCAACTGCCGCCACCGCCGCAACGTTTGGGTTGAGGGCGTAAGCGAACGCACCTACACAGACGAACAGCTTGCCCACATTGACGATGGTTTGGGCTGTACGTTTGAGGGCAAGAACTACACGGCATACGAGGCCACGCAGGAGCAGCGCAAGGTGGAGCGCACCATACGCAAGCTAAAGCGCGAAAAGGCGGCGTACAGTGCCGCAGGGCTGACAGACGAAGAACAGGCAGTGAATATCAAACTGCGCCGCCTGAATGCAAAGTACAAGGCGTTCAGTAAGGCGGCGGGGCTGCCGGAGCAGCGGGAAAGGATGAAGGTGCTGTATGAGAATTAAAGCAAGAAGTTACGAAGGAATTGTGCTTGAACTTGACGGAGATGTGCGGGCGCTGCGTGATTACACCCGCGAGATTGTGCGCGTGATCAAGTATCAGGTTGTAATTCTGTGTGATGATGGCGCAAAAGTTGAGCTTACAGATGTAGCCCCAAAAGAAATTGAGGTAGTCAATGAACCGTGATGAAATGGTACAGGCTATCGAAGCCATTTTGAAGCGGGGCAACAACGCAGAAGTGCGGCGAAAGGGTGACGGCGTTATCGTGCTGGAAGTCCAAAAGAAAATCAAATATCAATCCCCGGTGTAATCGGGCACCGGGAAGGGCAATAGGAGCCAACTGCTGACAGTTTATCAGTGGTTGGCTTTTGTTTTTCAGTAAAAACCGCTGATGCGGATTTTATACAAAAATTGGCTATCTGCAAGCCTAAAAGTGCAGGCGGGGCGGTCACGGCAACGACCTAAAAAGCCTATCCCGTAAGGAGTTGAACATGAAGAAAGAAGAGCTGTTGAACATCGGCCTGACGGAAGAGCAGGCGGACAAGGTGTTTGCCATGAGCGGCAAAGACATCGAAAAGCACAAGAAAGCCGCAGAGGACGCAAAGGCGGACAAGGAAGCCCTGGAGCAGCAGGTCGCAGACCGGGATAAGGACATCGCGGAGCTGAAAAAGACCAGTGGTGACGCGGCCAAAATCCAGGAGAAGCTGGATGAGTTGCAGGGCAAGTACGACAAGGAAACCGAAGCGTACAAAGCACAGCTTACCCAGCGGGATTATCAGGCCGCCATTGATAAAGCAATTGCCGACAGCGGCGTGAAGTTTTCCTCCAAGTCTGCGGAAAAGGCTTTCCGCGCGGGTATCGGAGACAGCAAGCTCGAAATGAAGGACGGCGCTTTGGACGGGTTCGACAAGTACCTGGAAAAGGCAAAGTCCGAGGATCCCAGCGCATTTGTAAAGGCTGGTGCTCGTGTTGACACGCAGGGTTCGCTTGAGGGCGGCACTCGTGAAACAAAGCCCACGTCTTTGCTGGGTGCGCTCCACGAAAAATACGACAAGTAAAGGAGACATTGACACATGGCTATTACTCTTGCTGAAGCTAAGGTCGGCATGGCCGACAAGGTCGACCAGATGATCGTCGACGAATTTCGCCGCAGTTCCCTGCTGCTGGACAGACTGGTGTTTGATAACGCCATTTCTCCGGGCACTGGTGGTTCCACCCTGACCTACGGTTACATTCAGCTGAACACCCCCTCCACCGCCGCTGTTCGTGCGATCAACAGCGAGTACACCGCCAACGAAGCCAAGCGCGTTGAGAAGACCGCAAAGGCCATCATCATGGGCGGTTCCTTCTCCGTTGACCGTGTGCTGCAGAACACCTCCGGCGCTGTGGATGAGCTGGCGTTTCAGGCGCAGCAAAAGATCAAGGCGACCAGCAACTACTTCCATAACCTGGTCATCAACGGCATCTCCGCCGCTACTGGTGCTGGTTATGTGACAGGCACCTTTGACGGTCTGAAGAAGCTGCTGTCCGGCACTTCTACGGAACTGTCCTCCGGCATTAACCTGTCCACCTCTGCGCTGCTGGATAGCAACGCCAACGCGTTCATTGACCAGCTGGATCAGCTGGTGCACACCATCGACGGTGATACCACAATGCTGATGATGAACGGCGATATGCTGATGAAGGTTCGTTCCTGCGCACGCCGTGCCGGTTACTACGAGCGTACAAAGGACGACTTTGGCCAGGTTGTGGAGACCTTTGCCGGTATCCCCCTGATGGACATGGGCAAGTACTACAACGGCACTTCCTCTGTGGACGTTATCGGCACTTCTGCCGCTACCGCTTCCGCCGACGGCACCACCAGCATCTACGCGGTGAGTATCGGTTTGGACGGCTTCCACGGCATTTCCCCCACCGGCAACAGCGTCATTTCCAGCTATATGCCCGACATGAACGCCCCCGGTGCCGTAAAGACCGGCGAAGTCGAGCTGGTTGCAGGCGTGGTGCTGAAGAACACCCTCAAGGCCGCTGTGCTGGACAACATCATCCTGTCCCCCAAGACCGGCAGCTGATTTGAAAGGAGCTGGCTCACATGACATACGCTGATTACGACTATTACTCCGGGACCTATTTGGGCACCGTGAGCGAGGAGGATTTTCCGCGTCTGGCTGTCCGGGCCAGCTCCTTCCTCGATTACTACACGCAGAACCGGGCAAAAGATAACGCTGATATGGACGCTGTAAAAATGTGCTGCTGTGCACTTGTAGACAAGTATCAGCTGATCGAAGCCGCGCAGCAGCTTGCTGCAACCAAACTGACAAACGCGGTGACCGGCGATGACGTGAAAAGCGAAACGGTAGGCGGGTACTCCCGGACGCTGGCCAGCGGAGGTGAAGCTGCTGCGTCCGCACTAAGCGCTACGGACGGTGCGAAGAAACTGCTAGCGACGACCTGTAACGAGTATCTGGCGCATACCGGGCTGCTGTATCGGGGAGGGGGGTGCTGTGGTTGTACGCGCCCCACACTATAACGGTCTACAACGCCGTGCAGGAGACTGACCCGGCGACCTTTGAGGAAATCACAAAGCTGTATGTGACCATCCTGCGCGGTGTTATGCTACAGGCCAGCAAGGCGGTCAACGTGCGTGAAAGCGGACTTGAGAGCGCGGACGCGGTAAACCTGTACATTCCGTTTTCCGTGAAAGCGGTGGACGGCACGACAGGCAAGGCCAAGACCTACGCGCCCCCGCAGGCGTTTCTTGCGGCGGTCGACAAGTCCGGGCTGTGGACGCTGTCTGTGAACGGTAACGGCGGGCTGACGTTCTTTGTAAAAGGCGAGTTTGTCACCGACAAAGAGGATGTGGCTATGGCACAGGACGGCTGCTACAACGTGACCAAAGTGGACGAGAAAGATTTTGGAAGCGTGGATATGCAGCATTGGGAAGTCGGAGGGGCATAAGATGTCGCTCAAGTTCTCTGCTGACGTGTCCGGCATGGACGAGGTAAAGAGGCAGCTTGCAAGGGCCTGTAGCCGCGCTGAAAGCGTTTTAGCGCAACAGGTGATGAAAGATACCACCCCATTTGTGCCTGCGCTCACAGGCTCTCTGACGCAGAGAACGCGGGTGGTCGGAAACGAGGTCATTTACCCAGGCCCATACGCCCGGTTCTTGTATTACGGTAAGGTGATGGTAGACCCGGCGACCGGTAGCACATACGCCCCAAAGGGCGGGCACAAGGTGGCAACAGACCGAAATCTTGTATTTAACACAACGTTGCATCCGCAGGCGCAGGCACATTGGTTTGACGCTTCCAAAGCGCAGAACATGGAAAAGTGGGTGCGGGTGGCAGATAAGGCGGTGAAGAAATTTGGAAAAGATTAAAAAGACCGTGTCAGCGGCGGAAGAGGATCAGGTATCGCGCAAGCTGCTTGTGTGGCTGAACACATACCCGGAGCTGCCAGTTGACCTTATCCGCTTTGAGTTTCTTCCTGCCGACACTTCCGCTATGGCGATGTCGACCATTCAGGCGGCTTACATCGTGCGGAAGTATATCACCGGCGGCTATGTGGCAGAGTACCAGTTCAAGATAATCTACCGAGTGAAGCCGGGGAACAGCAACGACAAACGGCTCAAGGCTGACGAACTGTTGAACGCTATCGGGGACTGGGCAAACGGCAAGAAACCCGAAATCGGAGATAACAAGCGTGTTATCAGCATGGAGCCAACCACGCGATCTTCCCTGTTTGCCATGTATGAAAACGGGGACGAAGATCACCAAATCCTTATGAAACTGAATTACGAGGTGAATGTATAATGGCAGATTTGGAATTCAATACCACGGTGGGCCAGACCATTGACCGCGAACTGCTCATTGCGTACCTGAATACCGGCAGCGCATCCGCGCCTGTGTGGAGCGCTATCGGTAAGCGCGTTGAGGATAGCAGCGAGGAAATGGACTGGAGCACCGACACCAAGCAGGACATTCTGGGCCACACCTTTACCACCATGAAGAAGCCCACCATCACGCAGACCTTTGACCCCATCCCCTTGGACGCGGGCGACGCTGCGGCGGTGAAGATGTGGAACCTGGCCGTCAAAGACCAGGATGCCCAGGCGCTGGCAAATCAGGACATGATGATCGGCCACTTCTACGCCACCAGCGGCGAGGCGATGTTTGCGGAGCGCTACGACGCTTGCGCTATTGCCATCACCGGCATCGGCGGCGAGGGCGGTGGCACCCTGAATATCACCAGCGAGATCACCTATGGCGGCAACCGCACTGTGGGCACTGTGAAGAAGGGCAGCAGCGGCACTATTGAGTTTACTGCGGCCTAAATAAAGGGGCGGGCAACCGCCCCTGTTTTGGAGGGAACACATGAAGGAATTGACAATCACCACCGGCGTACAGGAATACCACCTGAATAACAAATGCACGGTGTATTTTAATCCCAGCGATCCGGCGTTTGCAGACAAACTTTACACAGCGTTTGATGCGCTAAAAAAGAAGCAGGATGCGCGGGACGATAACGTAGAAAAAATGAGCGCCCGCGAAATGTTTGACTGGCTCCGAAATATGGACGCCGAAATGCGCGAGACTATTGACGGGGTGTTTGAGCAGCAGGTGTGTGAGCCGCTGTTTGGCAACGTGAGCGTTTACGCTATCGCGGACGGTGCGCCGCTGTGGATGAACCTGATGGTTGCCATCATGGACGAGCTGGACGAGGGGATTAAGCGGGAAAAGGCTTTTCACAGTGAGAAGCTTGCAAAGTATACGGCCAAGTACCACAGATGATGTACGACCTTCCGACGAGCCTTGAGGTGTGTGGAACGGAATACCCAATAGAAACGGATTTCCGCGTGATACTTGACATATTCTCTGTGCTGTCTGCTGTGGAACTAACGAGCGAAGAAAAGTGCTTCGGCGTGTTAGGAATGTTTTACCCCGGGTTTTTCACTATGCCTGGAGAGCACATGGAAGAAGCGATAAAACAGTGCTTTTGGTTTATCAACGGCGGAAATGAGGAAACGCAAAAAAAAACCACCAAGTTGATGGACTGGGAACAGGACTTCCGGCTGCTTGTCGCTCCAATCAACCGCATAGCTGGGCAGGAGGTGAGGTCACTACCGTATCTGCACTGGTGGACGTTCCTTTCGTACTACGGTGAAATCGGCGACTGCTATTTTGCTCAAGTCGTGAGGATCCGCGACCTAAAGGCAAATGGGAAACTGAAAGACAAGGCCGACAAGGAGTTTTACAGCAGAAATCGAGACGCTATCGACATTAAGCGGCGATACTCGGAGGCGGAGGAAGAAATCATTAAAGGATGGACATAAAAAGCCGCCCCGGAGGGCGGCTGCGCGGCGGTCAATGATTTGCAATAAATGTAATGTCTTTGCCAGACCAAAAATCTGGGGTAAATCTGATTTCAAGCGTTTTCCAATCAGCGGGGACTTCATATCCTATTACGCCGGACATCTTTTTCCCTGACGCAACGGTGCCGTCCATTTGCCCTTTGTCTGCGGCTAATGTTCCGGTCATGCTCATGTTTGTGGAGTAGTCATCGACATACGCTTCAAAAGACATTATAGAGCTTATGGAAATGTCTTTGCTGGATTTGTTTTCAATGGAAAACTCGCAGAAAAGAAACACGTTGCCGCTGTCTGGCGTGTAAAAACCCTTTCCGCTTGATTGGGAGCAGGACACAAAAGCGACCTCAATGTCTTTAAGGGAAACAACGTCGCCAACTTCAAATTCAGTTTTCTGCGGAGCAGACGACCCGTTTCCACCTTTTGCGTCTGTAGTCCCCACCTTTTCTGGGGAGTTTCCGCCAAGCGCAGTGCCAATAATGCCGATAGCAATAAACACAGCTATAACGATCAGCACGACCGGCTTTTTCTGTTTGGCTCCGCAGGCGGGGCACACCTTTGCGGATTTCGCAATATCTGCGCCACAGGTCCTACACTTAGTCATTTTATCCATTTTCTTCCACCCTCCAATAAGTTTTTTGTGGTTTGTTTATAATACCACACAAATACCATAAAAGCAAGCAGGTGATTATATGGCAAACGCGGACGGCTCCGTTATCATCAAGGCCGATATTGACGATAAGCAGGCGCAGAAAGAACTCAATGCGCTGGAAAAGAAAATAGACGCGCTACAGGAAAAGCTCACCAACAAGAAATCCGCGCGAGATACTTTGTTTAACCAAGCCAACAACCTGGGTGCACAGCTTGACGAAGCAAAGGCCAAGCTGGCGCAGATGAAGGGCGGCGGCGAGTTCTTCACCAGCGACGCTATCAAACAGCAGGAGGCCGCTGTGGCGTCTATGGAAAAAGAATGGAACGTCATGAATGACAAACTGGACAAGCAGAACGCCGCTATCCGCGAGGGCGAAGCAGAGCTTGACAGGATGAAAGCGAAGGCTGGTGAGTTAGGGAATCAGCTTGGAAATACCGGAAAGAATGCCGGGAAGATACAGGCGGGCTTAAACAAAGCATCCCAGGGAATGGCGGCATTCACAAAGCGCGTAAAAATGCTGACAAAGCGTGCTCTGGTGTTTACCGTGATTGCCCGTGCGTTGGCTGCCCTCCGGGATTGGCTGGCGAACGTGGTGGCTGTGAACGGTGAAGCGCGGGAATCTATTTCACATCTCAAGGGTGCGCTGCTGACGCTGGTACAACCGCTTGTTCAGATCATCGTCCCGGCGTTTACTGCGCTGGTCAAGGTACTGGCTACGGTGGTTTCGGCTATCGCGAACATCGTATCTGCCCTATTTGGCACTACGGCAAAAGAGAGTGCCAACGCGGCAAAGTCGCTGAACGACCAAATGAACGCCTATAAGGGCGTTGGCGGTGCTGCGAAGTCGGCAAGTAAACAGTTGGCCTCGTTTGACGAGATAAACAAGTTAAGTAGTGAAAGCAGCGGTGGTTCGTCTGCTATCCTGCCTAATTTCAGCCAAATCGGCAAGATGGATTTTTTAGATGAAATCACAGACCGGCTGAAAAAGATAGGACAGGACATCGCCAACATTTTTAGAGATGTCAAATCGTTTATCGGAAACGTATTCTCCGGGGATTGGGGCGCGGCACTGGACAACATCATCGACTTTGTAAACCACGCCCGGATACTGCTGGCCGATTTGCTGGACTTTGTGGGGTATATCTTTGGAGCGATCATAGACACCATCATAGAAAAGTGCGGTCTTGCCGGTACTCCGGTGGGAGATATGTTGACCGGTATCAAGGACATTGTACAGGGGGGTCTTGGCCTTATTTCCGGCATACTGACAGGCGACTTAGAAAAAATGAAACAGTCGGTTATCCAAATGCTTACCGGCGTGAAAACCTTTGTGTTTGGCATTCTGGACTGGTTCAAAATGGGGCTGACAAGTCTGCTGGACTGGCTGGACGGAAAAACAAACGGGCGGTTCCACGAAATCATTGAACTGGCAAAAACCTATGTCAGCGATGTTATCGATGGTGTAAAACAAATCTTTGGTGGTCTTATTGATTTTCTGACCGGCGTGTTTACGGGAGATTGGAATAAAGCATGGGAGGGCATCAAAGAGATCTTCAGTGGTATCTGGAATACCATCGTAGGCGTTTTGGAGGCAGCTGTAAACCTCATCATCAAGGGTATCAACTGGCTTATTAGTAAGCTCAACTCCCTACTGGAGAACAGCTTGCTGGCAAAGGGACTTGACCTTATCGGGATTGAATTTCGTGGCATACCGCAAATACCGGAAGTGCACATTCCCCGGCTGGCACAGGGGGCTGTTATTCCACCAAACCGGGAGTTTATGGCGGTTCTGGGTGACCAAAGAAATGGAACAAATATTGAAGCGCCAGCGGATCTTATCCGTCAGATTGTGCGAGAAGAGATAACCAACTTTGGTGGTGGCGAGGACATCACGATTAAGTTCACGGGTGACCTTGCACAGCTGGCGCGTGTCTTGTCTCCCGAAATCACGCGCCAGCAAAGAAATAGACAGCGTGCGTTGGGGGTGTAAGAATGGCAAAACCGTATTTCAAAATTGACGGGACAGACATTATGCATTTAATCGAAAATGGCGGCATCGTTTGGACAAGAAGCGATCTGGATAGTGACAAGGCAGGAAGAACAATGGATGGAACGATGCATCGCGGTCGTGTAGCCATTAAGTATAAGGCAACTGTAAAATGCCTGCCATTGCATCGCGCAGCCGAGATCGATCTGATGAGGTTGATTCTTCCGGAGTTTGTAATTGTTGAGACAAATTTGCATCCGCTGCATGAAATTGTATCTGCACAGTACTATTCAAATAACGTGCCGTCGACGATTTCTACGGTTGATCCTGAAACCGGTGAATCCATCTGGACAGACATTTCATTCCCGCTTGTCGAAAAGTAAAGGAGCAGAAAAATGCAACAGACATCTGCACTATACAAGGAATTACTTGCTGGGGACTATACCATTGAAACAAGAGTTGCAATCGGTGAATCAGGACTTCTCGTAGAAAAAACAGGAGATCATATAACGTTTGGCGGTACACGAATACTTATAGCGACTTCTGGTGCCGATGGAGGATACGGGGCAAATATGCTCTCAAGTGTGGAAACATCAGGAGGTCTATTTGATGGAGATGAGCCGTCCTGTGGGAACTGCATTAGTCGTGAAGTAAACATAAAAATGTTAAAGCCGATTGGGCAGATACCGGGGCTTTCCCGCGTCGGAATTTATGCAAGAATCACAGACGGCACACGTGCTTCTGAATGGCTCCCTCAAGGCGTTTTCTTTATCGATTCGATCGAAGAAGATGCAGAAGACGATGATGTTAGATGGCTTCGCATCCACGGATACGATGCACTTCTGTTTTCAGAACAAGATTACCCGCCAAACACAAATCTAACGTGGCCTGCAAAGGACATTGATGTTGTAAGCGAAATCGCATCGGCTCTTGGCGTTACGTTGGATAAACGCACAAAAAACGCAATGAAAAACGAATACCTCGTGCAATATAACACTACATATTCGTGCCGAGAGTATTTGTCGTATATTGCAGCAATGTATGCAGGATGCTTTATCATGAGCGAAACCGGAGAACTGCAAATCGTTTGTTTTTGGGACATCCCGAAGGAAACGAGATACCTGATTGACAATGCCGGATTTGCCATAACGTTTGGAGGTGACAGAATCGTTGTCTGATGTAATAAACGTAAGAAAAAACGTATCATCGTTAGAAAAGCAAAACACGTTTGATGGATATTCCAAGGTCACGATTTCCGTATCAGACGAAATGGAATATAGCGCAGGCACCGATACAGGACAAACGCTGAGACTGTTTTGCCCGTGGGGCACACAAGAAATGGCAAATAAAATTTTGTCGAACGTCCGAGGATTCCAGTATCAACCGTATACGGCATCAGGCGCACATATTAACCCTGCGGTTGAACTAGGTGACGCTTTTTCTGCTGGAAGCGTATACGGAGGCATTTATAAAAAAGATGTTTTACATGGGCCTTTATATACGGCTAACATTTCCGCTCCAGGTGGGGAAAAAATCAACTACAAGTACGAATATAAGTCCCCTACTATACGGAAAGCGGAGCGGCAATATAAGGAGACTAAAGCAAACCTGATTGTTGTTTCCAACCGCATCAGCGCGGAGGTGGAGGCTCGAGAGGCGGACACCGGGACGCTGCGGGCGGCGCTGAATGTGCAGGCGCAGGAAATCAGTGCCAAGGTGAGCCGCACAGGAGGCGACGCCGCAAATTTCGGCTGGAGCTTGACGGCGGATGGCTGGACGCTGACCAGCGGAGGCTCTGCGGTGCTGAAGGCCGACAAATACGGCTTGCAGGTATCCGGGCGGGTCACGGCTACCGCCGGAAAGGTCGGCGGTTTCTCTATCGAGGACGGCTATCTAAGCACCAACAGACAAACGTGGGGAGGCACAAATACAACAGGGATTTACATCGGCTCGTCCGGAATACAGCTCGGGAAAAATTTCTCGGTAGATGCGGCTGGAAATCTTACAGCGCATAGCGGGACGTTTTTGGGCACAGTAAGCGCCGGAAACATCGAATACGGCGGAAGCGATGGGTATTTTAACGCATCGGGGCTATTAGATATGTCAATTTTTAATGACAAGATAGCGACAGACGCGATAGCGAACAGGAACCTACGGTCAGCGTCGATCTATCCAAGCACATGTAATAGCACAATCAACGGGTACTTTGCGGATGTAATCTATGCAAATAAGGTCGTAACCGGACAAGTCCAATCTGAAAAGTTGTGGACAAACAGAATGTACGCCGCCATCGCAGAAATATCCTCGCTAATTGTTTCGGGAAACGCTTTTACCATCAACGGCGACAGGTACATGACGATGAAGAAAGATGCGGCAACTTATGTAATCGGGAGGGCGTAGAGTTATGCCAAAATTCAAAATTGCCAATGGCACTGCGTATGACTGCCCATTTTGCGGTTTGGCGTCTGTTGGCATCTTGTACGTCGATATTCTGGGCGCAACACTGCTGGACGCTTTAACAGCGTTCAGCGATTCCGCCAACACGCGGCACATGGAATACATTGCGGGCGGAGAAACGACAGTCTATGAAGGATACACAAAAATTATCGGAGTGGAATACGCCTACAACGATTCCAGTGCCGTGCGTGTAGCACTGCGGCGACCGTATGAAGGAGAGACATCATGAGAGAAACTCTACAGGCTATCCGCACCACGCTTAACAGCGTTGAAGTGCGCGGGAAGACAAACCTGGACAGGCTACTTGCTTGTATCAACGCGCTTGAGGAACTGGAGGCAACCATAAAAAACGAAGAAACGGAGGACGCAAAAAATGGCAGACAAGGCAATATCTGAGCTTGTTGCGGCGGAACAAATCAAATCTACAGATATGTTTGTGCTGGAACAAGACGGCACGGCAAAGCGCCTACAAGGGCAGACGCTGTTGAACTGGCTGACGGCGGCAGCTGACGGTCACGGCGGTATTTCCAATATTGTCAAGACCGGGACGGATGGGCTTGTGGATACCTACACAATTACGCTGGCCGACACCACCACGAAAACCTTTACCGTGACCAACGGAAACGGCCTGACAGAGTTTGGAAAGCTGTCCACGGTGGGGCTGGTAGATACATACCAATTTACCCGGTCGGACGGTACATATTTTACGTTCGCTGTGTCCAACGGTGCTAAGGGTGATACTGGCGACGCAAGCCATGTTTGGATCAAGTATGCATCGCAGCAGCCCACGGTAAACAGTCATAGCATCGGCGACAACCCCGATGACTGGATGGGCGTTTATTCCGGCACGGCAGAAACCGCTCCCACAGACTGGCAGGCGTACAGTTGGTATCAAATCAAAGGAGACAAAGGTGACACCGGCGCACCGGCTACCGTCACAGGCGTAACGGCGGAATACATTGTATCGGACAGCGGCACAATCGTTCCGTCGGGAAGCTGGAGCACAACAATTCCTTCTGTCCCGCAGGGCAAGTATTTATGGACGCGCAGTACTACGAACTTTAACACAGGCGACCCTGCTGTGTCGTACTCTGTTACGCGGATGGGTATTGATGGAATCGGATCAGTTAGTTCCGTAAACGACAAATCTCCCAGCGACAGCGGAAACGTAACTCTGACAGCGGGCGACATTCAAGCAAGCGGAAACGCCAGCGTACAAGAAGAGTTGGATAATGCTGTCAAATACAACACCCCCCAATCCCTGACCCCCGAGCAGCAGGCGCAGGCACGTGACAACATCAACGCCCCGGCACCCTACGAAGCGGGAGACAACATCTCCATCACCGGCAGGATCATCACCACCAAGGCGTTCCCGTGTAATCCTAAACTGACAGACAACTGGTACTTTGGCAACCCGGTGAATCAGCGGGGGCAGACGAGTTACACGGGAACCGGGTATACCATTGACCGGTGGAAGCTCGACAGCGATTCCGGAAGTTGCTCCATCAATTTAACGGAGGAAGGCATTGAATTTGTTGCAACATCTGGCGCAACTGGGATTGCATCATTGAATCAGACTATTGACCCCAGTAACTTTAAAGCCCTAGCTGGTAGAACCGTAACGCTTTCCTCGCTCGGCAAAACAGACACAAGACAGCAAGTCTTGCTTTATGTGAACGGTCAGGTGGCAGCATCAGCGTCTTCAGAAGCGACCAACGGGATGCAAATGACTTCTCTGACGTATACATTCCCAGATTCCATTTCATTCGCAGCAGCGTTCGTTTATGGTCGCAGTACGCCGGGGAGTGGAACGGGGAAAATCATTGCCTCCAAGCTGGAACTCGGCTCCCAGCAAACCCTCGCCCACAAGGAATATGGCGAGTGGGTGCTGAACGAGATCCCGAAGTTCGGCGATCAGCTGGCTGAGTGCCAGAGGTACTGCGTCGCGTTCAACAAATACGATTCTTTTCTTCCTGTTGACAATAACGATTTTGTCGTTGAGTTGCCCGTCCCAATGAGGGCGACGCCAACTATCATAAATCCCCAAAACCTAACCAACGCAAATGTTACAAACCAGACGGTTGCCTGGTACAATATTGGGTCTAACCAGTTAAGGCTTCGATCGACAGCATCGCATGGCGGATTGCAGGCTGTATGCGATGGGCTTGTTCTTTTCTCCGCCGATCTGTAGGAGGTGACGAAATGGAATTTGAAATGCCGAAGAGCAGGGTCTACATTTTGCCGGACGAAAAAGAGCGCATTGTGAGAATCGAGGGTGAGTACAGCTTGCCCGCCGACCTGACGGGCTGGGTGCAGATTGACGAGGGGTATGGCGATAGATTCTCGCTGGCGCAGAGCCACTACCTCGACGGCGGGCTGTACACCATGCAGGGCATCCCGCGGTATAAGTACGAGGGCGGGGCGTGTGTGCTGCGGGGCGAGGCGGAGATCGCGGAGGACGTGGCGGCACTGCCCAAGCCGGAGCCGTCGCAGTTAGAGCAGACACAGGCGGAGGCGGTACAGTATAAAGCCGCCCTGAAAATCCTGGGTATCGAAACGGAGGGCTGATATGAGGACGGACATCTTAGAGCAGGCGAAGGCCCTGAAAACCAAGATCGACGAGAACCAGAAGATCGTGGACGCGGTGGACGCGGCAGGGGGCATCACCGTGACGGTGGAGCAGAGCGACAAGCTGGGCTACGACTGGCGTGTCTACGCAGTCAACAACGTGGTGGTGCGGCGGGAGTACGAGCAGCAGGCAAACCCTGCGGGCACGGCGGACAACCCCCTCCCGTGGACAGAGGCGGCGAAGCTGATCCCCAACGGGTATTACACCCACGAGGGGGTGACGCAGGTGTGGACGGGAGAGAGAGGCGTAACGGCATCGTGGGACGATGCAGGATGGGAGGCAGTATGACGGAGGCAATCATCGTGGCAATCATTACGGGGGCGATGACGTTCGCGGGGGTGCTGGTGGCGAACGGGAAGACGCAGGCGGTGACGAAAGAGCGGCTGGACGAGCTGACACGGGAGGTCAGGG